ACCACGTCGAGCGGGCGCATTGCCTTCCCAATTTCTGCTGCGGCTCGCACAATGGCACGGCGTGTGGCGGCTTCGGGGTCGTCCCCGTGTGGTTGTTGCCAATCATTTGTTGGTGAGTTTCCTGCAACCACGCACCGTTCTTTAATGTTCACGCAAAAACCCAACTTCACCGCCAGCCGCAGCGCATCGCCGTCGTCGTCGAGGGGGTTCCACCGCGCACCGCAAGTGCATAGGTCGTCGTAAGACCAGAACGCACAATGGTCTTCGTGCTTCCAATGGGCGTTGTCGTGGCTGTACTCAATCCCCGCCGCCTTGGCAGCGAGTTCAAGTAATTCACGGTCGGTCATTTCCCGCCCTCCGCTTTGGCGATGGCTTCGCGTAACTGTTTTTCTGCGCGCAACACCATCAGCTGCCCCATAAAGTAGTCGCAGAGTTTGCCAAGCCGCTCGTTCTCCGCACGAGCAGAATCGCGTTCGCGCTCAAGACGATTGCATTCAAGCAAATACGTCTCAATCTGCTTGTGCGGTTCCTCTCTTTCTTTCCACAGCCGCTCGTTCTCCGTCTGCAACCGACGCAATTCGGCGGCGGCGCGTTTATCCACTTCACCACTAATCACAGTACCAAGCGGCGCTTCAAGCTCGTCAGCAAGGAATAAGGCTTCGGGTTGTTCGGTCATACTTTGCTCCCCGCTTTTTTGATCAGCGCAACGACACGATTGTCCCAGTTCATCATTCCCGGTGCGTCTTCGCTGATGAAGTGCAAATATCGGGTTGATTGCACCGCTTTCAAAAGGATCAACGCTTCCGCATTCACTTCATACAGCCTCCTCTGCTGTTCTGCCTCACGGGCTTTCTGCTGCTGCTCTTTGCGGATCATCACATCGTAGTGCTTGATGCCACGCCTGCGAGCAGACTTAAGAGTGCCAACATTAACGCCCCACTCGTAGGCAATCTTCCACGACTCCATGTTTTTCCCTGCTGCCTTGGCTTCAGCGGACAGGCGTAATAGTTCCTTGTACTGCTCTAATGTCAGTACGCTTCTTCCCCTGCTCACCAGACATCCCTCCCATTTCTTTTACAGGCCCAGTTAGGCGGGGGGATGTTCTCCCCCCTGATCCGTGTGTTGACGTACCGCCGCCAAGCAAAAAAGCGTCGGACGGTTTCGATCCAGTTCATGGCTTCACCTCCTCCGCTTTGTTGATGCGGTTGATCGCATACGCTGCCATCTCCATCGCAACCTCCGCCTCCGCCGCCTCCGCCTCCGCCCGCGCCGCCTCCGCCCGCGCCGCCCACGCCTCGTCCGACGCGCACGCCGCACACCACTCCGCCGCCTTTTCCGCCTTTTCCGCTGCCTCTGGTGTGCGCTTCTCGCACATCTGCTTCCATTGATTTCCATAGCCGCGCTTGTCTGCGATAGGCTGATACTCCTCAAGACGCGCCCACATTTCGTCAAGGTCGCTCATGGCTTCACCTCCTTCTTCTTGAGTATGGCTTTTAGACTTGCGTTTCGTGCATGGTCTAGGGTCAAAGTGGTATGCAGAAAACCAAAACTAAAAACGCGAACAAATCCATCGGCAATAGCGCACAAGCCAAAACCAATGTTGTTGACTCTGCCTGCTGGGTGCAGGTTGCGTTGAATTCTCATGATTTCGGCTCCCGCGCTGCGAGCATGCTGTCGGCCACCTCATAGGCTCTGCGGACGCGCACCTCAAGATATGATGTCCCGTCGGCCACTAGCAAAGACTGCATCGCCTTCGCTGCAAAGTAATCGCGCAGTGTCATGCCGTAGTGTATGCCGCGTTCGTGCCACGGAAACGCCTGCCCGCCGTCGTTGATTGCACTCATGCCCGCTTCCTCGCATCAATCTCACGCTGTAGATACCACGCAGCCTTCTCCAAGTCCTGCACCGGATCAACGCCTTCCTTCTTACCTGCACGACTCACGTACTTGATGACGTTGCCCAGTCGGTAGTTAAAATCCTTGGCCTCGATGTAATCAATGGTCTCGATGCCGCCCGCCTTGTAGTGCGGAGGATGGTTCACGGGATCGGGCGTAGGAAGCGGTGTGGGCGATTCACCCTCGGGGAGCGTGGGGCATACCCTGATCCATCCGTGCGACGGCTTCTTCTCAATCGCAGCAACTTGTGGGTTGACTACATTGTCCGGCGTGAACACGCTTCTGTCCTGCTTCTCCCGCTTCTCCCGCTTCTCCCGCTTCTCCTGCTTGTTCTTCTTGTCGAGCCAACGCACCGTATAGACACGGCTCTTTGAAACATTCAGTTTTAGGGCGGTCTCTTGCACGGAATTGCCTATCGCGAGCAAGCGGCGAATCTTATTGGTCATTGTCATTCTAGTTACTCCTATGGTTACACGTTATTCAACTTATCAATGAACCTGTCGAACACAGGCCCGTTCTCCAACACCTTGAATCTCTCGTTGCTCCTATCCACCCGTTTGGACAGGATTCCACTTTTCACCATGCGTTTGACACGCGCATGGATGGTTGCAAATGACGCGACGGGCATTCCGTCTGCGAATCGCATGATAGTTGCAGCCCCCTCGATACGGCGCTTCTCTGCGATAGCCCCGAGTATTGCTACATCCACACCATCCAACCCAAACTCATGGGCTACGGCGAGAGCATCATTGAATTTTTCTAACTTCATGTTTTCTCCTGACAACTGAATAAAAATTGCGATTGCCTGTGCGGTAGCGCAGATACAGCAAGCCTTCTTCCTGCATCCACTTTATGTACCGCAGCGAGTGCCGGTAGGTGAAGTTGTACGTCTCCACCAAATCCTGCGCGGTGATGGCGAACTTTGATCTAGTCAATCTCAGTATCCGACGCGCCACGCCGTAGCGTGTTTTAGTCCTTTGCTTCTTCACCGGTCAGGTCCATAACGCGTGAGGAGGGGAGCCAGTGCCCACGCGCAAGTTCACTTAGATACATCACGAGTACCCCGATTGACGTTTCATCAACGATGAACGCCTGTCCACCGGCAGAAACTATGTCCTGTAGATTTTTCATTTGCAGCGCAGTCGGCTTGTTCCCATTCGCCTTGCACTCGATTCCCACGAAACGCCCGCTGATACAGACTATGAAATCTGGTGGTCCGGACTTGCCGTACCCGCCTGTTACCGGCATAACGTGGTAGGAAAGAGTGATCGAGCGTAGTGCCTCTCTTACCTTCTGCTTTACTTTACTTTCCGGTGTCATTGCCATGTGTTTTTAGAACTCCCATCAAGTAGTCGTATTCGGCTTTGTCTAGCCAGACGACCATGTGACGACCTCCGATCCACGTACCGAGTACATTCTCCGTATCAACCACGCCGCGCATGATTCTGACCAGTGCGAGTTTTTCTTCGACTGACTTTTGTAAACAGTGTTTATTACTGTTGAACTTGGTTGACTTCGACTGCTTTCTGTCAATCAACGTGAAAAGCGGGTAAAGGTCGCCGCTAGTTTTAGTACTTACGCTTAACAACCAATTACTGTTAAATCGTAAATTATGCACTCTACGCAATACATTCATGATATTAAGATACGGCATATCCTTACCCCGAGTCAACTGTTAGTAGACCCAAAAGTTGTAGTCGTTGAGCCTGACACCGACATCTTCCACGAACGTCTTGTCCTCCAATATCTTGAGAATCGCAATCTTTTCTTTGTATGTGGGAGCAAGGCCCTCAAAAACTCCTGAATACTGTTTTTGTGGGGATGAGAACGAAATCATCCGGCTACATGAGACCCGACCATCCGTACTCAGGAGAAGATGTGTATCGGGCATAGGTGCGGACATCCGTAACGCGTATTGTTCTGCTGCCGGGATTTTGTCGAAACACTCCCTGATTAGAGGGTTTTGATAAGCGGCCCCGGTACGCAGGTAGTTTGCAATGTCCAGCACGATGGTAGAAATAGTAAGCTTCCTTTGCATATCGTTCATGACGCCCGCAGTCTCTTTCTGCCAAACTTCAAAAATTCTTTTTGCTTTGTAATGAGACTCTCTCGTTATGCGTTCTGAATCAAGAGGACCTGTGTACTCATGCAACCACCGCCGTATCTTCTTCAAGTCCGAAGTCGTGTGCGTGTTGTATTCTGGATTGTTCTCGCGGTACTTGTCGTTCTTGATGTGGTCGTTTTTTATTTTGAGCTTCCCACCACCCATGTCAATCAGCATCAACCCATATGCCTCGGGCCAACGCAAGTCCCGAATTGTCAGCACGTTTATAGACTCCGACTGTACGAGCAGGTCGTCCGGACTGACGTGGGTACGGTGTAGTTCCCGCATCAATACGTTGAGTATTGCAGTCCGGTTGTTGTCGTGAATCTGTCCAGTAAGCATCTTTGTTCTCCTACTTGTAAACAGGTGTTTACTTAAAACATGCTCAGAATTTCGTCCACACGCGTCTTGACCTCGTGGCGAACCTCGTTGCTCTTGCGCAGTTCCTTGGCGTCAACTCCGACCAAGGTACGTTCCAGTTGCTGCCGTGCGTGTTCCAACTTGGGGTCGTTGGTCACGTTGAGTTTTGTCAGCATTGCGCACAGGTCAACGGCGTTAGTCACCAACGTGTCACGGAACACCTGCTTCTCCGCGCCTGACAACTTGTCCGACATATGCTTGAGGCATTGATGCAGTCTCTCCCACGCATCGAGCATTGCCGCATTGACCCGCTCCTCGGATATCTTTTGCAACTCCTCACGGTACTCGTTCGGAATGTCCACACGGAAGTCGCCCGCACTCGGTACGGGACTGAACACTACTCGCATGGAATTCTTGACACGCACCTTGTCCGCAGTCGGATAGTCATTCGGATTGAACAGGTCGCCCAGCGTAAACGCAGCGGCACTCACGAGGTCGTCGTACTGCCCGACAAAGTTGTCCACCGCGTTGTTGAACTGTTGCTGGTACTGCCCAAGCATGGCTTTGTAGTCAAAGAAGTTAGCCATCGGCAGCAGTCGTGATCCGTTGTCATTCCACGGCAACGTGTTCTCATAGTTCCACTGCCTGATCACAGCAGCCACGCTATGCAGCGCGTCCAACGCTTGCGTACCCGCGAGAAGTTTCTTGTGATAGTTGCCCGCCCGCGTCTTGGTGTTGTTCGACAGATCGACCTGCTCGGACACACGCTTGTCCATCTTGCGTCCAGTCCACACAGAGATGTTCAAATCAACCAATACAGAACTGTCCTGAATCATGATTGCACTCCTATTTGTAAACAGTGTTTATTTAATGGTTACAGACTTGCCAACAGGTGAAGTGATATTTGCAGTCGTGATACCCCATAGCACGGGACACGGCCACGAATTTCCCCACGAACTTACGTACCCGTCAGTGAGTACCACACAGCACTCGGGCTTCATCTTCTTTTCCCGTATGTACTCGATGATGCACGTTGGATTGGTGCCTCCTCCACCGCTCGGCTTCGTGCTGCTCAACAATCGGTCAAAGTCCTGCCGTTCATACTTCTCGTGCTGACACACGGAAGTATCCCAATACAACAGGTCAATACCCTCGGGCCTGACCGAATCACAGATAGACTTCAACTCGCCAAGGAACTGCGATATCTGCGCACCACCAATGGACCCCGACGTGTCCACGGCAACCACGATGCGACCGATAGCCGTACTGATACTGGATGGCATGTATATGTCTTGCCCAATCCACCTACGGGCTGGCCGACGCCACGTACTCTCGTCCTTGTCCGCACAGGCAGACTTTATGAACTCACGCAGTACTTCGCGCCAGTCCACCTTCGGTGTCAGGGCTTCGGTCACTTCACGCGGCACGTTACCCTTCATCTTCCCGGCGAGTATCGCGCCCTGCCGCAACGCTTGGTCAACATCACGGGCAAGAGCCTCCTTCTCGCCAGCAGTCATGCTTTCGCCTGACTCCCAGTCGTGTTGGTCGAACCCACCATCCGACTCGCCGTCGCTTGACTCCCCGCCCTGCCCGTTACTGCCTTTACCTTTCCCCTTGTCTTGCTGCTTGAGCATCCTGTACACGGTACCGGCGTCCATGCCTCGGAAGTAATCGTCAAAGCATCCTCCCTCGGGCAACTTCACGAACGTACCCTGCGGATCAGAGTCGTAGATCATCAGGTTGATCACGTAGTCACAGGCCATGTTCGCAAGGTGCGGGTCCTCGTCCCACAGAGACTTCCAAATCTCCAGATGACGGAACGCTTTGTGCTTGTTCTCGTGCAGGATCAGGCCACGCAACTCCTGCTCACTCAACTTATCCACAAACTTGCGTCCGTACTTCACGTCGCGCCCATTGGTACAGGCAGTCGGAACATCATCGACAACCTCGGTCTTGCCGATCATGAAGATGCCAGAGAACAGGCAGTACTTCGGTTCGTTCATCAACGCAACGTGCGCTCGTTGCACACGTTGTTCAGCAGTAAGCTTCGTCATGTTGCACTCCGATATGTAAACAGGTGTTTATCAGAACAACCAAGAATTTTCCAAAGCCCAATTCTTGAAATCACCGTTCATCACGCAGAACCCCTGCTTGCTAGACTTCATCATCGACTTGGCGAACAGGGCTTGCCACTCCTTGTCCATACGCCGTACGTACGTCATCCACTTGGACAGCGTATCCCGCTCGACTCGCGAGATTGCACTGAACACGCAGATACACCGTGCGATGGTGTCATCCGGCAACTTGGCCGTACTCGGACTTGCGATGATGGCATCCCACGTAGGC